TCTGGTCGACGCGCTGAGCTTCACGGAAGCGGAAGCCCGTATTATTGAAGAAATGAACCCGTATATCAACGGTGAATTTACCGTCTCGGGCGTCAAACGCGCCGGTTACAGCGAACTGTTCCCATCTGAGGAAGATGCGGCCGACCGCTGGTTCAAGTGTAAGCTGTTCTTTATCACGCTGGACGAAAAAAGCAGAGCGGAGAAAAAGACCCCCACTACCGTACTGGTACAGGCTTCCGACCTTCGCGATGCCGTAAAGAAGCTGGACGAGGGGATGAAGGGCACGCTGGCGGACTATGTCATCGGCTCGGTGGCCGAGACCGCCATTATGGATGTCTATCCCTACACTGCTGATGTGAAACCTGAATTTCCCGGTGATGATAAGAAGGAAGTTTGACCATCCCCATGTAGTCCTGTGCAGCACATGCTGCGGCCGGGGCTTTCTTGAGAACCTGGACGAGCTGGCGGACACCGTACATACCGTTGCCTGTCCCGCCTGCAAGGGGAGCGGACGTGTGGTCGTATCCTCCGTTACCCTTACCACCGTGGAGCCTTATGATCCCGAATCCCCAAATCTCGCGATGTATGGAAAAGGACGGAATGAATGAGTACCTGCTGCTCTCCGTGGAAAAATTGGAGAGTCTCAAATCCGCGATGGAGGATATACTGGATGAATCAAGACTCCGGTGCCGGGAGGGCTGGCATAAGCGTGACAGGGCGTTCCGTCCGCAGAGTTTCAGGAAAAGAACCATCTGGCACCGCATAAGGAGCCGGTGCTTTTAAAACAGATTTAAGAACCTTTTAAACGACAATCTTATGAACCTGAGAAAAGACAACAAGAAAAAGAAACCGATGCAGCTTATGCTGGACGAGATCTCCGGAATGATGGGCGTCTCGCAGGAGATGATCCTGTCCCGGATGATATCCCGGAACATATCCGATTCAAGGATGCTGTTCTGCTATATGGCGTATGAGGAAGGGTATCTGTTCCGTGAGATAGCCTCCTTCCTGAAGATATCCAGATGCAGGGCGACAACCGCGTATTATGATGTGAGATTGAGAAAGGAAAAGTTCCGCCCGATCATTGCAAGGCTGGCCGGATGCGGAACGGGAGGTGTCTAGCAGCACTGCAGGTGACGGTTCCCGCACGGTCCGGAAAACCCAGGCGGGACTATATTAACCATTTCCGGCAGGACAGGCCGCTTGAGGGGGTGTACTTCACGGACTTTGCAAGGGATATGCTTGAGAGAAGGGGAAAACGCAGGTCCGGACATTATGCCGCGGTTTATGATGCGGTCCTCCGGCACATAGACAGGTTTTCCACCGAATTCGACTGTGACATCTTCACCAATTCCGTGACGGAGGAGTTTCTGGACGACTTCATTGTCTATCTTGAGAGCCGGGGGCTGCGTCACAACACCATAGCGGGCTATGTCCAGAAGATACAGTCGCTCGTCAGAAAGGCATCGCAGTACAATTACGCCGTAGACGCCACCTATGACGGAACAGATTTGCGTGAGGAGCCGGTAAATGCCGTTTTCCTCTCGATGAACGAGATCGCAAGGATCTACTATTACAGTATAGAAATGAGTCAAATAAAAATAGACATGACCGTATACGACAGTATTGAGACTAAGTTGATGGCTGCGCATCCCGCTTACAGGTCAAAAGATCCAGAGATTAAAAAACTATTGAAACTTCGGAAGAAATTGACTAAAGTTTTGTTTGGGGGAATTGAGCCGAGTACAGACCCTAATTATTTTTGCGAGACTTGTGGATCGCATTCGCACTTAGAGCATCCTGTTACAGCTTTCTGTTTTGTCTGTAATACAGACAATTGGAAAAGAGAAGAATATGCAGATGTAGGACAATGATAACTAACAACGGAAAAGAAATGAATCAAATGAGATTAGTTCATGGCAGTTTATTCAGTGGATTTGACGCTCCCAGTGTTGCGGCTTCATGGATGGGATGGGAAAATGCCTTTCACTGTGAGATAAACCATTTTTGCAACGAGATACTAAAATATTGGTTCCCAAATTCAGAACATTATGAAGATATTACAAAAACAGACTTTAGCCAATGGAAAGGAAGAATCGATGTCCTCACAGGCGGATTTCCTTGCCAGCCTTTCTCCATTGCAGGTAAGAGAAAGGGAGCGGATGATAACCGTTACCTCTGGCCACACATGCTCCGTGCAATACGGGAGATCAGACCCACTTGGGTTATTGGTGAGAACGTTGCTGGAATCCTCACAATGGTTCAGCCCGGCGAGGAGGTTGAAGTGGGAAATCAAACCTCTCTTTTCGGAGAAGGTAGCCGAAAAAGAGTATTGCTACGACAAGAGTATGTCGTCAAAACCATCTGTAAGGATCTTGAACGTGAAGGATATTCCGTCCAACCGATGCTTATTCCAGCTTGTGCCGTCGGAGCGCCGCACAGAAGAGACAGAGTCTGGATTATTGCCAACCGTACAGACACAGGGACTGAAAGTATGCAACAAACAGGGGAAGACGGAGTTCATGCCGTTGGATCTACTTCCAACACCAACTGCCAGCGAAGCGAAGAAGTACACAAAGAAATACAATCCCAAAAGCCAAATGGGGAAAGGGCTGACGGCTCTCGCTGTGAACTATTTACTACCCACGCCTATGGCGACGGATGGTCAGGGAGGTGCTGCGAAGGTGGAGGGAATGAAAATAAAGAGACCTTCGGGGGTAACGTTCTCGCCAAAACTAAGGGATTTAACTGGGAGCAATCTGCTTCCGACTCCGACTCGAAGAGATTTCCAACCTTCGGTTTCACCTCAAGCGTTAACAAGGAAGAATGGACAAACGAGAACAGATGCCCTATGCAATCTTCCTGTAATGCTGGGAAAACATCGAGAACAGACTGGTGGAAAGAGTTACCAACTCAATCCCCTGTTTGTCGAAGAAATGATGGGCTTCCCTTTAATGTGGACGACCTTACCATTCCTTTCACAAAATGGAGACAGGAATCAATCAAAGGATACGGAAACGCCATAGTTCCGCAGGTGATTCTTGAGATTTTCAAGGCGATAGAAGAAGTTGAAAAATTAGCGTAAAACAAATAAGAATGGAAACAATTGAGATGAAAGCATTAAGGATTAAGAATATCCTTAATTCACTAGAAGAAAAAATCGAATCTGGTAATATAACAATCAGAGAAGCTGCTATTGAATTGCACAAAGCTGGCTGGATAAATTATATAGACATTGACACAACTAAGAAGCTGCTTGGTTTGAATTAATCAAAGAAAGATATGAGTGAATTATATATACCGCCTGAGCGATTTGAGAGAGACTTTATTACCGGACGATTTTTAAAGGGTTGTGTTTCTCACAACAAGGGTCGTAAAATGGTTTATCATTCAAAACGTTCCAAGGCCAGAAGTATAAAAAATCTGTCTAAAGGACGTGGGGCTTGGCATAAGACTGGTGCAGGCATGAATAAAAAGAGCGTTGTTTTGATAAAGGATGAGAAATTATGTGGAGTATTCCCTTCGATACAAATGGCTGGTAAGATGATTGGCGTGGCTCCTTCTTTGATCAGTGCTATATGTCGGAAAGTGAGAGGCAAACATACGGCTAATGGATACAGATGTTTTTTTGAAGATAGCAATGATTGGTATAATTTAATTAAACAAGATTATGAATAATGATAGGCAGAAGATATTAACTGATTATATTTCTTACTTATACACAACAGGCAGGACTTATGATACTGTCGGGAAATATATCAAGCATGTCACGGATTTTTTAGAAATGGCCAAAGAAGTGAACCGCCGTGGCTATTTGAATTACAAACGTGAAAATGCTGATGTCATGGTGCGTCATTCATTAATGTGTTCAGCTATATGCGATCTATTATCCTTTCTCAACATCGGATATGGGAAAAGGGAAAAGGCGGTGAAACCTTTGGAAAAACTTGATGTCATTTCGGATAAGAACAAGAAACAACTTAATGATTTCATTATATGGCTGACTGACAACAATGATTACTCTTCTCATACAGTTGATATATATTACACATCCATGAAGAAGTATTTCGAATACGCCAATGAGGTAAACATGGATAATTGCAGGAGGTTTATAAAAAGTCTTGAAGAAGAAAAATTATCTCCCGCTACCATCCGTTTGCGGATTACAGCAATCGAAAGATTCTCTAAATGGCTGAAGAAGCCTATAGAACTGAAGCGCCCCAAAATAAAGCGCAAACTTGATGTGAACAATGTGCCGACCGAGGAGGAATATAACCGGCTGTTGGAATATCTCAAGGCAAAAAACAATAAGGATTACTATTTCTTTATTAAGGTTTTGGGTACAACGGGCGCCCGTCTGTCGGAATTTCAACGATTTACATGGGAGGATATAATTAGTGGTGAGGTTACATTGAAAGGTAAAGGTAACAAGTACAGACGTTTTTTCTTTCAAAAGCAATTGCAGCAGGAAGCGAAGGCTTATGCTAAGGAACATGGTAAGACCGGGATTTTCGCAGTAGGGAGATTCGGTCCGATCACACAGCGGGGCTTTTCCCAGCACTTGAAAGCATGGGGAAAACATTGCGGTATTGATTCAAGGAAGATGCACGCCCACGCCTTTCGTCATTTTTTCGCTAAAATGTTCCTGAAAAAAAACAAAGATGTTATTCAACTGGCTGACCTTTTAGGTCATGGGAGTGTAGACACAACAAGAATTTATTTGCAGAAAAGTTATGACGAACAAAAAAAAGATTTTAATCGAAACGTTACATGGTAGTGTTGCGCAGCTCAATGAACTGTCATCCATGACCGAAGGGATAGACATCTATGACGATACCGGGCATGTTGACACCGATTTCTTGATCGAAGCGCTATCCTGTGTCAATACCTTCGTGAATGCGAGCAATACGGTTGTTCAAAAAATTTCCTCACTGTTAGCACCTGACGCCCCGGTTGGGGAAAAGAAGAAACAGGCTGACGAAGGTAAAAAATGGAATGTAGAAGAAATACTGAAACATTGTACTCTTGAGAACAATATCCTCAAACTTCCTCAAGTTCAATTCAATAAAAAATCTTATGCCGAAGCAAAGAAGTGGATAGAAGAAGCTGGCGGCTCATGGCAAGGTGGGAAGATACAGGGTTTCACATTCCCGTTTAATCCGGAGCGTGTGTTTTCCATGCTGAAAGAGGGTAAACGGTGCAACCTACAGCAGGATTACCAGTTTTTTGAAACTCCGGCCGATGTTGCTGACTGGCTGGTTATGCTTGCCGGAGGGATACATGAAGATGATACGGTACTGGAGCCGAGTGCCGGGCGTGGCGCCCTTATAAAAGCAATCCACCGGGCTTGTCCTTCTGTAATGGTTGAATGTTATGAGCTGATGCCGGAAAACAGAGAATTTCTTCATACCCTTAACAACGTAATATTGCTTGATGAAGACTTTACCAAAGACAGTGTAGGTAGTTACACTAAGATTATTGCAAATCCTCCGTTTTCCAGTAATCAGGATATAGAGCATGTCAGGCTTATGTATGATCGATTGGAAGAGGGTGGAACCCTTGCGGCAATAACCAGCCAACACTGGAAATTTGCTTCGGAAAAGAAATGTATTGATTTCCGCAACTGGCTGAAAGAAGTACATGGAGAAGTGTTTGAAATCAGCGCAGGCGAGTTTAAAGAGAGTGGCACTTCTATTAGTACAATGGCGGTAGTTATAAAAAAATAATTCAAAATGATATAGAAATGAGTGAAACAAAAATAATATTAGATGCCTGTTGTGGCAGTAGGATGTTTTGGTTTGACAAAAAAAACCCTTTGGCTTTGTTTGCTGACATTAGGGACGAAGAATACATTCTTTGTGATGGGCGGAATCTGAAAGTCCACCCAGACATCGTATCGGACTTTACCGATATGCCGTTTTTGGATAAATCCTTTAAACTGGTAGTGTTTGATCCACCCCATTTGCTAAAGGTTGGTAAAAATAGTTGGTTAGCCAAGAAGTATGGTAAACTTCCTGAAGATTGGCCAAGGGTGATAAAAAAGGGAATTGATGAATGCTTTCGTGTTCTGGATGACTACGGAGTTCTGATTTTCAAATGGAATGAGGATCAGATAACAGTTAGGGAAGTATTGAGTGCCATCAATCGGCAACCACTCTTCGGCCATACTACTGGAAGACATGGAAAGACTATGTGGATGTGTTTTATGAAACTGCCAATTAACTAATAATGGATATGTTAAAGTTGAAAATGAGTAAATCAGAAGAATATATTGAAATCAAGAGTTTTGTGGTAGTCAATCCCAACTTCCCGGTTATCACAAAAGAAAGTGCTCTTAAAGCCGTTGCAATGGCAGAGGAAGAAATGAAACGGAAAGCCATCGAAGTTCTTTCCTCTGTTTTGGATAACTGGGTGCATGGTGGTGACGCAGACTGTATCATTGCGGAGTTTGAGGAAAGATTAAATATCGGATAAAAACAGAACGGGCGCCCTGCGGCATACAATAATATGCGGGGCGCCCGTTGTCAATGAGAAGTTATCGTGTTTCTTTCCGCAGTCTTTCCCTGACCTGCCGCTCCGTGAATCCGAATGCCGCGGCGAACTGTTTGAATTTCTCCTTCTGCCCGGAGGGGAGAAGGGAGTACAGGCTTGAGAACGGCGTGCCGCCTTCCAGCGCTTTCCTGATTTCTTTCTTTTTCATATAAGTTCCTTTATCTGTTTCTTACAACATTCACAATCACACAGCAGCAACCTGGCCTTGTCGAACATCTTCTGTCCTATATTGCCGGACAGGTAGCATATCTCCTCGCCCCACGGGTCGATCCCCAGCGCCTTTGCCATGTGCGCTTCCAGGTGCTTCCTTTCGTGGTCATAGGAGTTCTGGAACTCGGCGGGTGACGATGTGATCCCTATCACCATGACCGTCTGCCTTGTGCCGTAGTTGGAATAGGTGAGTCCGGTGTCCGGTTTGCCGGAGGACAGGTTCCTGTACGCCGTTTCCAGATCATCCCCGCGGCAGCCTATGTCATAGAGCCTGCCCATGATCTCGTCGGTGTAGTAACAGTCCACGGCATAGTAGACTTCCACCTTCCATCCGTACTCCTCTATGTCAAACCGCTGGCGGATCATAACATCTCGTCCCATTCCACCGGTTCCCCGGCCCTTGTCATTTTCGCATACCACATGCACATGACCATGCCTTCCGGAGCGTCATGGTCATCTATGATATCCTTGACGTAGAGTGCCAGATGGGGCTCGTCGGCAATGGAAGACTTGAAACAGTCCGCTTTTGCCTGGTTGGCCACGTATACATAGTCATATAATGTGTTGTTCTCCACCCTGACCCCGTTCTTGGCCAGAAGCTCGTCCACCTTGTCCTTGGTCATGGGTTCGATCTTCTCGCTTTTTCCGGTTGCCGGGTTCATCCTGCGCATGAGTGACACGGCGAAGTCGCACAGCTTCTTGTTGAAGTGCCAGCCATTGTGCCGGAGATACGCCGTCATCTCCTTTGGCCGGTCATCATATATGTCCAAAGGTTCCTTTGTCCTGTTCATGGTCTTCTTGTTAGCCGGGACGGAGGATTCCCCCGTCCCGGCGGGTTAAACTAACGGTATCTTGAATAGCGTCCTGTTCCGGGCACTCCGCGGCGCTGGCCCATCGAGCCGCCGCCATAACGGTTCCCGTATCCTCCGCCGTATCCGCCACGGTTTCCATAACCGCCACGTTGTCCCATGTCGTCATACTCGTCATAGTCATCGTAGCCGTCGTCGCGTTGTCCCATGCCGCTCCCTTCCGAGAGTTCCTCAATGCACTGCATGAGCTTGCCGCCATACTTGAGCATTTTTTCGGCATAATCGGACATTCTCTCGACCTTGCTGTCTTCTATCTCGATCATCATCATACTTGTTGTTTTTTAGGATTGTTCGTACTGGGCCTTTCCGCGGGTTTAAGCAGTTCGGCCATCATGGCCTTCAGCTCGGATATCTCCTCCCTGAGAGCCTTGTTTTCCGCCTCCTGTCTCTGCCTTTCGGCAAACTCGGGATTCAGGATCTCCATCATCTTGCCGCAGGCGTCCACTATGGCACGGTGGTGGTCTATGCTCCTGAGTATCTCCGCGGACCTGTTCCTCATGGCCGCCACCTCGGAGTTCATCGACTCCCTTGATCCGGATATGACCATGTTCCCGCCTCCGGGGAAATTCGCGTCGGCGATGTCCGCCCCCGCGGGTATCTTCTGGAACGTGACGGTCTGTTCGCCGACCTTGACGGTGATGTCCACCACCATCTTCATCGGCTGGCCGAACATCACCGGCTGTGTCCCGTCCGGGACCGGGTTGGATACTCCCGCAATGGCACCGACCTCCACATAAGGCGTCCCGTCCTTATGGAGTATGTAAAACTGGCTGTTGACTCTTAAATTCTGGAAAGGCATAATTGTTTCTTTTTAAATGAGGGATTCCTCCCTCCGTGTTCTTAAACTACTCCGGTCATTATCTGCAGGGTGTTTGTCGTCCTGTCGAACCAGAACTCGAACACTCCCGTACCGGGAATGTCGGCTGCCGTCAGCGCCTCGCCGTTGTACTTGGTCACGGCCTGTGTCACCCCGTTTGTCTCGAACAGGACCGGCAGCGTCCCGGTTGTTCCTGTGGGAACGGCCTGCGCCAGGTCAATGTAGATGGTTCCCCTGTACCAGGCATTCACGAATGAATGGTTCGGGAAGGAGAACACCACATTGTCGGCGGTGACATTCACTCCGGATGTGGCTATTGCGGCCGATCCGCGTCTGTTAACGAATTGAAAAGGAAATGGCATGATTACCTCCTTTCTCCGGGTCAACCCCAGAAACCGTTACCCGCCCCGAAACCGAAGCCGTATCCAAGACCATATTGGGCCGCCACACAGGTGGGGATTCCCACAACCGGGCTGTACGGCACCTTGGCCACTTCGGGCTGGTTGCACTCAATCTTCGCCAGACGGGCGCTCAGATCACCCAGCGCGGCATTGACAGGCGCGATGGTCTGTGCGGACACCTGTGCGAAATACGCGTTCTGGTGCTCCTGCGAGAGCTGGTTGACGAGCGTGCTGTTTCTTTCCCGCAACGTGTCAATCTTGTCAAGCAGCGCCTGGTTCTGCATGGCGTCCAGCTTGCTGATGATGGCGTTGGTGTTGGCCGTGCCTGCGTCACGCAATGCGAGCGTGTTCTGGTTGGCCGTGTTCACCAGGGTGTTAGTCTGGTTGCAGACGGACAGCTGGTTCTCGTAGCCCATTTTGGTAATGTTCTCGTTTGTCTGGCAGCAGCACTGGCAGATCTGCGACTGGATGGCATTATTGCCCTGCATGATCGCGGTGACGATCTGGTTGGTGTTCATGCCCATCTGGTTGCCGATGTTGCATATCTGCATGCCAAGACCGTTT